CCCCTCATTGTTATTGATCCAGAGAGACACATTCCAATGATTCCAGTTTTTGTGACCTTGATATTTTGCCATGATGGATTTCTTTTGTCTGTTGCAATTAATTTGCTGTTAGGGTCAGGGTTGCCGGAGTCGAACCGACCGTATATTCCAAACGTCAAGTATTACCCGCCACGCCAAGGGGATCCCTGGTTTCACTATCCCACCATTGCGGGGCCGCCTTGTCCAGATATGCGGCGTACTTGTTCAAAATTTCGTCGTCCGTCAGACCGGGGCTCTTTTTGCGGGCATCCCGGATAACTTGCGCCTCCAGATCACGTCTGGCCCGGATCTTTGCTAGCACAGCATACCACTTGTTTTGCGCTGGCCGGTCGCCAGTCATGGCACGGGAAACAATCTCGCCGTAGGTTTCGCCGTCGAGTTTGCGCACAGTTTGCATATGTCCTCCAATTAAAAGCGCCAAGCGGCAAGCACACCGAGGCAAGCGAACAACGCCACCCCTGCCACATTCACCCAAAAGGCTGTCCAAGAGGCTTTCTGCTTACGCGCTTGGGGCTTGCTGATGAATCGGCCATCTTGTTGCATGGCCAGCCATTCGTTAGCTTCGTGCTCAGAGCGGGGCATTTGTCTGTCCTGTTACTGTGTTGATGGGTCTATTGTGCCTGTGCGGGCTTGGCTTGCCATTAGGGGAAACCCTTAGGGCGTCTTAGCTGGAGATATGCTGCGCATAATCCATGCCGATCTTGGAAATGGTCTTTTGAGTCAGGCCAACATCCAAGTCGTGCGGGTCTGTACTCAAGAATCGTTCGCCGTCTTCGTCCTGAGTCACTTGGCCACCTTTGGAGATTATCCCCTCAATCATTTCTCGCAAGCTCACCACTTCCCCTTTGTATCGCACAACCTTGCTAAGGTGGGCCGCGATTTTGTGTTTTTGCACTTCCGATCTGCCATCGAGGAATCCATGCAGCGCGTATCTAGCAGCTTTTTCGCGTGCTTGTTGTCCAGCTTCTGCTTGGGTTTCAGCAGCCGCTGCAATAGCTTCCTCGTGCTTTGTTTTGGCGTCTTCCGCTTGCTTTTCCGCTTGGCGCTTTGCAGCATCCAGCGTGCTGTACAGCATATCGCCATGCCCACCGGCGCGGCCTGCTGCTTTGTTGTCCTCAGATTGCACTGCAAACATCGCGCCTATCGACAATTGGCAAACGTAAATGTTATAGCCTGCGTGGATCATTTGCGTTGCGTCCGTCATGATGTTGACCTGTTGGTGTGTTGCGATGGGATCAACTGTAGACCCCTTGAGCCTGCCTCGCCATTAGGGCAAACCCTAACATGGGTCGTCCCTTCGGCTGAGGGGCACAGGCTTGCTGGGGTTGCTTTGTGTTTTTTTTTGTGTTTTCATCCCCGTTTTTAGGCCGTTTTTTAAAAATCGTTTTCAAACAGAGTACCCCAAATGACATCTATAGCCTTACGTCTTGCCCTTGTACAACAGAGGCAAGCCATCAACAGACAACTGGCAAACACAGCTCGAACAGACAACATTGATGAGGCACATGTCAAAGCATATGTTGTTCAGATGCTACACAATGCTTACAACAACAAGCCAACAGCCCTACAACTAGCACATGTTCAACATGTAGCTAAGTGGCAACACATCATCAGAGAAGCTATAGAAGGTTCAGCCTTTGTTCAGCTTCCCTGGGGGAAGGAATTGATGCCGCTACGCTCTAAGCTGCTTCGCTCTAAGACCCTTAGACAACTGAGACACACCCTAAGACTGCTTAAAGGCCCTCTATCCCTCTATAGACAACTAGAAGATGCTAACCAAGAAAAAACAGAACAATTGAGGACAGACAATGAAACAGCTATATATATAAATAAACTACTAGAGGATATTAACAATAAAGAAGAGCTATTAGCTGAAAGAAAGAGAATGATTGATTGTCTTTGTAATGTCAGCATTCGGAAGGACGACTCAGACTATGCATTGCTTATGGATATTGAACAGACTAAGGCTAGCCTGAAGCTGTCAGATGAGGAAGTGTGTCAGGTCTTTGGCTTGTCTAGAAGTAAACTTAACAAGCTGAGGAAGGAGTGCAAGTAGACGTAGGGAATGGGGAGGAAGCCGTTAAGGTATGCTTGTGGATGGATTGCCTAAGTGGTTGATGTTTGAAGTGGAGTCTAAAATGCTTATTTAATATAACGTAATGCGTTTACTATGCGTAAATTGCATAAGCATAGGACTAGCCGCTAGCGGCCATACACACAGCCCCTAGCCTCCCCTTCAGTCTCCCTTGCCCCTTGCCAACATGAGGAGTCTTCCCCTTGCCCTAAGTGTCCAGTTGCCTACACACAGAAGCCATAGAAAGCTCTAGGATCGTTCAGAAGCCTTCAGGCTACCCATGCCTACACGCACCCCCTACAGGCGCTCCTGGAGGCTTATAGAGGGATCCTAGGGGCAATGGGAGAAGGGGAGGCTATCGAGACTGGCTGAGAGACTGAGGGGGAGGGGGAAAAGAGAGAAGCTAATAAATTTCAAGTTAGACACCTTCACCAACTTCGGCATATTTTTTGGTTTCAGTCCTGGGTAAGCCTTCCCAGTGAGCTTGCCTCACGCCTGTTGCCTTCCTTGTCTTGTCGCATACACTACAGCTTTCCCTAGCCACATACAGCCATGAAAAAGCCTAAGCATTCGTTTGTTGTCCCGTTGTCTCCTTACAACTTCAAGCTGAAGGTGGTGACTAGCTATGACAACATTGGCCCTAGCTTGCCTGAGGACACAAAGAACACCAGTGATGCTCTTACGTTTGCCATTGGGGATGACTCTATCTATGTTGCCTTTAGAAGCTGTGAGCCCCCTGTGGAGCACATTGCTCATGAGCTGTTCCATGTGTGCAGCATTGTTGCTGAAATCATTGGACACGACCACAGGAAGGAGGATGAGCCTCTTGCTTATTTGATGGGCTTCATGATGAAGGAGGTGGTCAAGGGCCTGGACAAGGCGAAGTCCAAGGGGCTTGACAAGCCCACCAAATTAGTAGACAATGCTTGCGTAATGTGATAGCCTCCCACATTACGGCGCCTCCCAAACTAAGACAGACAACTTGGAGCTGTCCTCCCTCTGAAGCTGTTAGCCCCATAAGAGGTTAGCTTCCGCTAACAAACCCGTCAACTAAGGGACAGCCTACAGAGGGAAGCTCCAGAAAGCCGTCCCAGAGCCGCCCCTGGCTCTATTGAAATAGCTTACCGCTATTTAGCCTCTTAGCCGTTTTGATTGTCCAAAGGGCGAAGCCCTGAGCAGCTTGCCTGCTCCTTTTTGTGTCCAAGAAAGCTATGTCCAAATCTAAGTTGCCCCGTCATGGCTTGGCATGGAGCCAAGCAATTAAACTAGAGTTTGCTGCTAAATATGCTGTGACAGGCAATTGGCGGCAAGCCGCTAAAGACTTAGGTGTCCCTTTTGAGACAGCTAAGAGCTGGCGTTATAACGCTCCCTGGTTTCAGGCTGCTGTAAAGGACTACGAGCAGAATATGAGCGAGGTCGAAGAAGCTGAAACTGACGAGCTGATTCGTCAGGCCAAGCGAGAGATGGCAGACCGCTTGAAAGAGGGCAACTATGTCTATGACCGTAAGACTGGCAAGATGATTCGTCAGCCTGTGTCCTTGAGAGAGCTTGGGCAAGCCCATAAAGACCTCTCTAAGCTGCGTATGGAGACAGAGGACAGGAACAAGGGCAGACATAAAACTGAGACAATGGAGGAGAAGCTAGCTGCCATCATGAATGCTTTGATGGCTGGTCAAGCTGGAAATGCTAAGAGTGCTCAGAAGGAGATTGATGCTCTCAACCCTCCCCTTGTCATTGAGAACGGAAACAGTTGACACAGCCTCTTGGTTGTGTCTATAATGCGTCCAGCAAGAGCGGGGGAGCATCTGCTATCATTGTCCGCAATACGCCCCCCACCTCTGACCCCGGCGAAAGCGCGGTGTGCCATGTGGGGGGTTTCTTTTTCGGGCACATGACCGACAACACACTCAAACCGTTCAAGACGTTCGACGAACAGCTGAACCTGCTCAAGATTCGCGGTTTCGTGATCGTCGCCGGCGTGGACCCCAAAGGATGCCTAGACACACGGCGCAGCTGCCGCTTGCGCACGCGGCGAATGCCCCACACAATCACCGCATGTATTGCGGCGATTACACCTACCTTTGGCAGGCCTCTGATTGGCCTCATTGGCGCTACGACCTGTCCACGTTGGCTGATCCGATGGCACGAGTCAGTCGTGCCCAAGGTGAGTTACTGGGCCGACTGGCGGACGTAGGCATGAGCCTGCGTGATGAGGCCAGCATGGCAGCCCTCACGCGAGATGTCATCACGACCAGTGAGATTGAGGGCGAACAGCTGAGCGTCGCCTCCGTCCGCTCCTCCGTTGTGCTCTAGCCGTCCTCCCCACGAGACGGGGAACCTTCTCAGAAGCGGCCTTGCAAGTTCAGTAGCGGAACGGCCGTCTTGTTGACGGACAGCGCCTTGGTGACGATTCCGAGGGCAGGGGGCTTCTGAGAGGGGAATGCGTAGGCTGATACGCACATTGCAGCGCTGGGTGCCACTAGGCCTGCTGAAACAGTACGAGAGACACCATGCCGGAAACTACAGCACCGGCCCCCTCTCTCTTTTTGTGTCAACACACCCGCCACACTTCCTGTTCGCGAGGGCAGGGCGCTGTCAATAGGCAGCCGTGCAAAAGGCGGGTTTTCTTTGCCCAGAGCCCCTGTACGGTTTTCGTCCAGGGGCTTTTTGCCATCTAGCCATAACACCTAATGAAGCTATCCCTCACCCCACAAGTTATGGAGGGGTTTGTCAGAACGTTCTTGCTTGAGCGTTTTGACAATGCAGCAGAGATTCCAGAGTTTCACAAGGAGCTGTGGGGCTATTGCTGTTCCAAAGAAAAGCAAGTGGCCGTTGCTGCCCCTCGTGGACATGCCAAGAGTACGGCTGTCACCTTGTCCTTCTCTTTGGCCTCCGTCCTCTTTCGTACAGCCTCCTACGTCATCATTGTCTCCGACTCTGCCACGCAGAGCGAACAATTCCTAGGCGACATTGCCAAGGAGCTGTTTGACAACGACAAGATTCAAGACACCTTCGGGGCCATTGAAATCATCAAGCGCAATGAGTCGGACATCATTGGCCGGTTCATGGACGGCAAGATGTTCCGCATTCAGGCCAAGGGTGCTGGGCAAAGCCTGCGGGGTCTTAAATGGGACAACAAGCGTCCTGACCTCGTTGTGGTTGACGACCTTGAGGATGACGAAGCAGTGATGAACCGTGACAGACGGGACAAGCTGCGTAAATGGTTCTACAACGCCCTGTTGCCCATGATGAGCGTCTCTGGACGCATTCGCATGGTGGGCACCATCCTGCACATGGACAGCCTGCTAGAGCGTCTGATGCCTGAGCGTCAGCTTGCCCTAGGGGGAGGGAAAAACCTCCAATATCTTGTCACAGAGGGCATCAGGCAATATGCCTCCAAGCGTGTTCCTGCCACTTGGTTCTCTGTCAAATATCGCGCCCATTCAGACGACTTCTCTGAGATTCTCTGGGCTTCCAAATATGAAGTGGACGGGGGCAATGCCAAGCAAGCCTTGCAAGCCATCCGTGCTTCTTATGTCAACCAAGGCCTTGGGGACAGCTACTCCCAAGAGTTCTTGAACATTCCCCTAGACTCCGCTAACGCCATTTTCCGTCAGGAAGACTTCATCCCCTTCACGGAGACAGAGCGTAAGAAGAACCGGAGTTATTACGTCACCTGTGACTTGGCCGTGTCAAAGAAAGACACAGCCGACTTCTCTGTGTTCCTTGTGGCTGCTATGGATGACTCTCGAAACATCTACATCGAGAAAGTCATTCGTGACCGCATGGACACCTATGAAATTGTTGAAACCCTGTTTGCGCTTCAAGACATCTATCAACCTCTAGCCTTTGGCATTGAAACCGGCATTTTGACAAAGACATTGTTGCCAGTGGTGGAAGAACGAATGCTCAGGGACGGTGTATATCCTCATCTAGTCCAGATGCCTCCTGTGACAGACAAGATAATGCGCACGCGTCCTATACAAGCTCGTATCCGCTCAGGCACGGTGAAATTTGACACTCAAGCGCCGTGGTTCTTTGACTTTCAGGAAGAACTCTGCCAGTTTCCTCGTAGCAAGCATGACGACCAAGTGGACGCGTTCTCTTGGCTGGGGCAGCTTCTCAATCGGATGCAGGCGGCGAATACTCCGCAAGAAGACGAAGATGAAGAAGATCAAGAACGCAAACAGGGCTTTCAGCATCAGGGGCGGAATAAAACTACCGGCTATTGACATAGTTTTTAACTATCCTACAATTCATTCCCATGAATATCTCCAAACCCCTCACCCTTGACGACATTCTGAATCCCGAAGTCGCCAACATTGCTACGCTGCTTGAAAAGCGCGATGTTGATGCTATTGGCGCTGAATGCGTCGAGGGGTTTCGGAAGGACAAGTCTAGCCGTACAGAATGGGAAGAAGCTCTTGATGGCGCAATGAAGCTGGCTTTGCAGGTTGCAGAGGATCGCAGCTTCCCTTGGGCCAATGCTTCCAACATCAAGTTTCCCCTCATCTCGATTGCAGCCTTGCAATTCCACGCTAGGGCTTCTTCTGCCCTTCTTGGTGGCTCTCAGCCTGTGCGCTGTGCTGTTGCAGGCCCTGACCCTGACCCTGACGGTAGCCGCTGTGCCCGTGCCAAGCGTGTTGAAACCCACATGTCCTTCCAGCTCCTTGAGGAAGACCAGACGTGGGAAGATCACATGGATCGCACCCTTATCACTTTGCCCATTGTCGGCACGGTGTTTAAGAAAACCTACCGCGATCCAGTCAAGAACATCAACCGCAGCATCTACGTCAACCCTCGTGACCTTGTTGTCAATTATTGGGCACGAGACATTAACGATGCTCCCCGTGTCACTCATGTGCGTCACCCCTCGGCTAACGAGGTGTACGAAATGGTGGCCCGTGGCATTTGGTTGGAGCCCAAGGCAAAGCCCGACACCATCATTGAAGCCGACTTGCTGCGGCAGACAATGGATGACCGTGTAGGCGTCTATAACCCCGATGACGAGTCCACTCCTTACGCCGTGCTGGAAATGCACACCTATTTGGACTTGGACGGCGACGGCTACGAAGAGCCCTACATCATTTGGGTTGACCTAGACTCTGAACAGGTGCTTTGCATCTTGCCCCGCTTCTTCAGCACCTCTGTGCAAGTGGACAACAAAGGCAAGGTTCTCTCTATTGCCCCTGAAAGCTATTTCACCAAGTATGAGTTTGTTCCCAGCCCTGACGGCAGCTTCTATGCCCTTGGCTTTGGCAATCTGCTTGGCCCCCTGAACAACTCTATTAACACGCTGGTCAACCAACTGACAGACTCGGGCACCATATCCAATCTGGGTGGTGGCTTCTTGGCACGAGGCGCTAAGATTCGTGGAGGCAACTACGCTTTTGCCCCTGGCGAATGGAAGCAAGTTGATGCCACTGGTGATGACCTGCGTAAGTCGATTGTTCCTCTGCCCATTCGTGAACCCTCCAATGTGCTGTTCACCTTGCTTGACTTGCTCATCAACTACGGTGAGCGGATTGCAGGTTCTACAGACGTTATGGTGGGCGAGAATGTTGGCCAGAACACTCCGGCTCAAACCAGTCAAATGATGGTTGAACAAGGTTCCAAAACCTTCTCTGCCATCTATAAGCGTGTCTATCGTGCTCTCAAGCAGGAGTTCCGCAAACTCTACCGGCTCAATCAGCTCTACATTAGCGATTCTATCGAATACGAGAGTGAACAAGCTGGAATTTCTCTTGTGCAGCCCGATGACTACATGCCCCCGGCAACCACGGTGTCTCCTAGTGCTGATCCCAACATCAGCTCGGATGCACAGCGGGTTCGGCAAGGCATGTTCATGATGGAAACGGCTCAGGCTGTTGGTGGCAATGTCTGGGCGGCAGCCCGTTATGCCTACCAAGCGCAGAAGATTCCCGACTACATCGTTGACCAAGTGCTTGGCCAGCAACCTACGCCTCAAGGGCCTTCTGAGAAGATGCAGATTGCCCAGATGCAGGAGCAAACCAAGCAAATGCAGTTGCAGATGCAAGCCCAGCAACAAGCCTTCCAGCAGCAGCTTGACCAATTCAATGCCCAGATGCAAGCTGTGTTGACGATGGCTCAAGCTAAGAAGGCGGAAGCAGAAGCAGAGGCCAAGCCGATTGACCAAATCATTGGCATGACCGACACAATCATTGGAGCTAAAAACTCCGAGCGTGACCACATTGTCAACATGCACAATGTTGAGTTGCAAGCCAAGAAACTAACCCAAGCAAAGCCAGATGCAAGCTGAAATGTTCGCAGAATGGAAGGATCACGAGGTTACCCAAGCACTCGTGGCCCGTCTGAAGGAAGATATTGAATTGCTGTTTAATGCTCTCTCCCGTGAGACTGACATTACCAGCATTCATCAACTGCAAGGGCGCATTGCAGCAGCCCGAAGCATTCTCAATCTCACTAGTGAAGACCTGTAATGGACACCCAAGAAACTAGCCAAGAACCCCAAGCCCGCGATTTTGAATCAGAAGCTCGCTCGCAAGGCTGGAAGCCCAAGGAAGAATTTGACGGCGACCCTGGCCGATGGACTGACGCAGAAACCTTTGTCAAGCGTGGCGAAGAAATTTTGCCCATTGTCCGTAAACAGAACGAGGGTTTGAAGAAGGAACTGGAACGCACCCGCGCAGAAGTTGCCGAAATTAAGGCTGCTGCCAAGGAGTTCCGAGCCTACCAAGAAGCTCAGTTTAAGCAAAAGGCTGAGAAGCTGGAAGGTGAAATTGCTTCCCTTCGTGCCCAGCGTCGTGAGGCCATTTCCACTGGTGATGGCGATCGCGTTGATGCCATCGAAGAACAGATTGACTCCCTGAAGGATCAACAACGGGAGATTAAAGCCACGGCCAAGGAAGAGAAGGCCGCTGGTGTTGACCCTGCTTTGCAAGCATGGGTTGACGAAAACAAGTGGTATACGGAAAGCCCCCGTATGGCTGCGTTTGCAAATGCTGTTGGTGCAGAGCTTGTCCAACAGAAGGGTCTGCAAGGCCCTGATCTCCTGCAAGCGATTCGTGAGGAAGTCGAAAAGGAATTCCCTCACAAATTTGAGAAAGAGAAAGCTGCTCCCCGCAACCCTATGGCCGCTTCTGGCAAGGATGGTGGTCCCGCAGCAGGTAAGGGCGGTAAATCCTACCGTGACCTGCCGGAAGCCGAAAAGAAGGCATGTGACACATTCGTCAAGCTGGGCGCTATGACCCGCGAAGAATATGCCAAAGCCTATTTTGAGGACAAGTAAGCAATGATTATTCCCGCAATGCATCGCGTGTTGGTTCGCCAACTGGCTGTTGTTGAACACGATGAAGACCGTAAGCGGCTCAAGAATCTTGGGCTTGAGCTGCCCCCGGAGAATGAACGTGAACAGGCTTCAGTGGACGTTGGCCATGTTGTCCGAATTGGCAAGACAGCCTTCAAGGACTTTGGCTACGACCGCCCAGAGGACGTTATTCAAGTGGATGACCTGATTAGCTTTGCAATAGGCAGCGGCAAGCCCTTGAAAGACCCTTACACCGGCGAGGAATTTCTAGTTATCAATGACCAAGACGTAGTTTGCGTCTTCAAGAAGGAAGAATAATGTCAAAAGCTCTTAATGCTGCCCCCCAGCGTCGTAAGTCTCGCACCCCTCTCGGTCAACGTAACCGACTGGCTCTTGCTAACCGTGACGACAATTACCAATATCGTGTCGTGAACGCCAACATGGACAGTGACCCTGACCGTGTTGCCCGTTTCAAGGAGAACGATTGGGAAATTGCTCCTGAACGTGTTGCTGGCTCTCCTTCTGTGGACACGCCAAGCGCAATGGGCAGTGAGATTAGCGTTGGCAAGGGTGTTAAGGCTGTCTTGATGCGCATTCGTAAAGAATGGTATGAGGAAGACCAAGCTGAAAAGGCCAAACTTGCTGATAACCAAGAATCGGGTATCTACAAGGACGCCGATCAGAAGGGTCTTCGTGGAAAACTTCAAATTCAACGGTGATATATGCCTAACGTAAACCGTGTTTCGGGCTTTAAGCCCATCAAACACCTCTCTGGTGCAACCTGGAACGGCCAGTTCCAAGTGATGGTTGCAGACACTAACGCCCTGAACGTGGGCGATCTGGTCAAGTCTACCGGCACTGCCGATGGCACGACTGGTTATAACGTGGTGACTCGCATCACTGCTGCCTCTGACACGCCTGTGGGTGTTGTCATTGGTCGTCGCCCCAACTTTGCTAACTTGGCACTGCCGGGCGGCCTGAAGCCTGCTGGCGACACGGGCACCAACGCCCTTGTCTACGTCGTGACTGACCCGACTGTGGTGTATGAGGCGCAAGCCAACGCCGCTTCGACCCTTGCCGACATTGGCCTGAACGTGTCGCCTTCGCTGGGTTCGGTCGACACGACCACCGGCAACTCGGCAATGCAACTGGACATGGCCACCAAGGCCACGACTGCCACCCTGACCCTGAAGATGGTTGAAGTGTCCCAGAACATTGACATGGATCTGAGTGATTCGGCCAACTGGAAAATCAACGTGGTGCTGAACCAGAACGCTCTGGCTCCTAACACCCTGGGTGTTTAATTAGGGAAGGAATAGAAAATGTCCGGTAACATCATTAACAGTTCTTCGTTCTCAAAAGCACTCTGGCCCGGCGTAAATGCTTGGTTCGGTCAGGCTTACTCGCAATATCCCGAAGAGTGGAACAAGCTGTTCGAGAAGTACACTTCGCAAAAGGCTTTTGAAGAAGATGTGGGTGTCTCCACCTTCGGTCTGGCCACTGTGAAGGGTGAAGGCGCTCCGATCCAAATGGACGCCCAACGCCAGTCGTTCATCACTCGCTACCCGCACATTGTGTACGCCCTGGGCTTCGCAATTACGCAGGAAATGTATGAGGATGACCAATATGGTGTGGCTGCTAAGAAGGGTGCTCAGGCTCTGGCCTTCTCCATGAAGCAGACCAAGGAAATCATTGCTGCCAACGTCTTCAACCGTGGCTTCAACTCGTCGTATGCTGGTGGTGACGGCTCGGCAATGATTGCAACCAACCATGCCAACTGGGTGGGTGGCACTTGGAGTAACCGTCTGTCTGTGGACTCCGACTTGTCGGAAGCTGCTCTGGAACAAGCATGTATCGACATTGCTGGCTTCACTGACGATCGCGGCAAGCTGATTGCTGTGCGTCCCAAGAAGCTGGTTATTGCTCGCCAGAACATGTTTGAAGCCCAGCGTATCCTCGGTTCGGATGGCCGTGTTGGTACTGAGCTGAACGACATCAACGCCATCAAGTCGATGGGCATGATCCCCGAGATCGTGACCAACCACTACCTGACTGACGCGGATGCTTGGTTCATCATCACGGATGCTCCTGATGGTCTGAAGTATTTTGAGCGTAAGGCTATGACGTTCGGCACGGACAATGACTCGTCCACCAAGAACGCCATCTTCACGGCTCAAGAGCGTTACAGCTTCGGCTTCACCGATCCCCGTGCTGTGTACGGCTCGCCGGGTGCTTGATAGTCTGATTGGCTATAAGGGGGCTTCGGCCCCCTCTTTAACTTGAAAGGACTTACATGCCCGCAAAACTTCTCCCGAGTGGTGTAACCACCACCACGCCTCCGGCAGTAAGCGTACTGTCTAAGGTGTGCCAAGTGGCTCGCACTGATACGGCTGCCTTTGACGCTTTTGCTCTGCCTGCTGGCGCTGTTGTGCTTGGCGCATATGTGGTGGGTACGACTGCCTCTGATGCTGCCACCACGGCCACTATCCGTCTTGGCTCTGTTGGCACTCCCACTGGCGTCATTAACGACTTCAGCGTTAAGACTAACGGTGCAGGCTATTACGCTGTTGGCGCCCAAGGTGGCTCTTTCCTGAGCACGCAGCTCACAGCAGACACCAAGCTGCAAGCCCGCTATGCAGAGACTGGCACTGCTTCTACCACTGGTGGCCCGTGGCTGCTGAAGGTGGAATACTACCTGCCACAAGCAGGCAATGCCTATTGATTTTACGAGGGGCTTCGGCCCCTCTTTTTGTCTATGTCCACTGCACGCTCATCTGGTCTAATTGGCCCCGGCACTGTTGTTGTGTCGGCCTATCCCAACTTTGTTAGTGGCTGCTCAGTTATTTCCGACTCCACCAACGTGGCCACGCTGACTGTCTATGACAGCGCCGATGGCGTAACAAACATGGTGGACTCCAAGATTCTTGCCCGTGTCACTGCCACTGTGACCACCGGCTCAAACTCCATCACCATCGTGCTGCCTATTCGGGCTGAAACCGGCATCACTGCTGTTGTCTCTGGGGCTGGCACACCAAAAGGCATCGTCATCTACGGAGGCGCATCTTAATGCAATACACCCAGAAACCTTTCAGGCCGCTTGTCTTGCGTGCCCCTCAAACGTCTGTCACCACGTCGATTCAGAGCGTCCAGGTTAACCCCAACGCCATGGTGGGTGGGATGGCTTTGCGCATTGCCAACATTGGCACCAACGTCACGTACATCTCTTTTACTAACGGTGCGGATGCAGGCCTGACAGCCTCTAACGGCATTGCCCTTTTGCCTAACACGGTGGAATGTTTTTTCTTTGCAGATGATATGACTCATCTGAACTTCATCGGTGACGATGCTGGCAACACTCTTAGCATCACGATTGGCGAGGGTTCGTAATGGCGGCACAGCTCTTGGTGTTGCAGGGCAACCCGGTGTTGTGATTATCAAAGAGTATTTCTAATGTTTTGGAAAGCTACACAAAGCAGTATGAAACAACAAATTGAATTTCAAGTAGAGCACGCTGACCACACCATTGCCAGCTTCACTGCCAAGAAAGGTCAAAAGCTGCGTGTAGCTTTGCGTGTAGGCTCCAATGAGCACGGCAAAGGGGTGCTTGAGGGCTCCCCTAGCTTGGAGCTAAATGGAGAGCGCCTAGAGCTTTCCTGGGGCTTCCGTGGGGATGTTTTCCTGCCCATCAAGGCCAAGGAGAATGTTCTCAAGGGCTCCAACGCTAAGGGCTTCGTCTACATCTATTGTCTTGAGGTGATTTAATGCCCGACTCTGGCAACTACATCAAATGGGGTACAGCTAATGCTTGGTGCGATGTATGCGGCCAGAGGTATAAGCTGAATGACTTGCGAAAGCGTTGGGACAACCTGATGGTATGCCCTGGGGATTTTGAGCTTGACCATCCTCAGAAATATATTAAAGTTCCTCCTGAAAACATTTCTCTGCCGGACATTCGGCCACGTCCGTATTACGGGGAGAGTGAATTGATCTGCACTATCTTTACTTCCATGGGTGTTGCTGGTACAGGTGTTGCAGGCTGTGCAAAAGCTGGTAACAATAACCCGCTAGGTTAAAACATGTCGTCTACTACTTTTGTAAATGGAACAGTCATTCAGCCGGAGTGGCTCAATGACGTAAACACAGCCACGTATGTGACGCTGCCTGCTGTTCAAACAACGGCCAATGCAGCAATGCCTACGGCCACGTTGGCGGCTTCTGGGGGCTCCAACTTGGTGGGCTTCTTCCCGCTTGGCACTGGGGCCATTCCCCGCACGATGCAAGACAAGGGCCGTGAGCTTGTGTCACGGGCAGACTACAACAGTGATGCAAACTACGACTCTGCTCGCGCAGCTTTGTCATCTCGGACAGACATTCTTGTTCGTCCTACTGGTGCAACAACTGACGCATTGCTCAGTGATGCTCTGGGGAACACCACTGTTACGCTGTCCGGTCGCTCTGCGCCGCATTCGAACTTCACATGGTTCACGGATGATTTCACGGTGACAGGATGCCCAGGGGTAGGACGGGCAAGCCTCGCGCAGGACATTGCAGACGTCTTCCAGACGAAGTTCGGCGCTTCGATCGGCGGCACTGTGAGCTATGTCCATCCGAGCGGCAGCGATGGCAACGCTGGCACGTCGTGGCGCTCTGCTTTCTTGACGCTTTCCCAGGCGCTTCGCAGCACCACGAATGGCACCATTTACATCTGGCCGGGCACTTATGCCCTGAGCGACTTCCGCTACACGGACAGTTACGGGGGGCAGCCCAAGAAAATCATTGCACCTTTCGGTGGCGTCACTCTTCGCGTGACTGGTGACGCCGCCAGTGCGGGCACATGGATTTTGGACGGCGACTATGGCGGCATGTATACGATGTGCATCGCCAGCAGCAACAAGCCCTTGCGCCTGCTGCGGTCCGATCTGCAGGACAAGTATGGGAACAATATGCCCATGCCCATCTTCGCTGATCGAGCTTCCCTTGCGTCCCAAAACTTCGGCTGGTGCTACGAAGGTGCAAAGAGCATTACGCTGAACGTCAGCACTTCCAATGGCAGCAACGTGCTGACCGTTGTTTCTGGCGGGACGAAGCAGGCCTCTGTTGGCATGGCCATTAGTGGCACTGGCATCCCTGGTGGGGCCACCATTACGGCAGTTTCCACGAATGCCACGGTGACCATTTCTGCAAACGCCACGGCCGACAACGCAAGCATTACGGCCACTGCTACGGGCAACCTTATTACTGCCCGTGACGCCATGAGCGTCAACATCAACACGACGACCAAGAACAATATGGACATCGTGTACGGCGACAGCTCTGGCGACACTCGCACCCTGCTGTATGCAACCACAAGCTATTGGGAGGGCATCTCCTTCTATGGCTACATCAGTGTCTTGAATGCTTCTGGCCAGCCAACCCCGCAGTTCTGGGCAAAGAATTGCACGTTCTCTTATGGCAACACGCACAGTTTGCTTGTTGAGGGCGGCTACGCTTACACCCAAGATTGTGTGTCGAAATATAGTGCAGCAGATGGGGCCAACTACAACACCCTGAACAGCGTCATTGCACGCGGGGCAGAAATCAATTACAAAACCTATTATGCAGGTGATGTTTTGACCTATGGCTCTGCCATGACGCTCAACCCGCAAGGGACGGGTGCCAACAAGAACGGCAGCAGCAACCATGACAGCTATGTTGTTCGCCTCAATGGTGACCACTTCGACTGCTATGGGCCAAACATTGCGGATACGGCAACAAGCTATTCTTGGTGCCTTGGCTTGCGCACAGGTTATAATGCCATTGCTGCCAACAGTGTCCCGACAAACCCGCGATATGGCATCTTGATGCAAAATAACAATGCTTGGCTTGATGGCTGCTTGGCCACAGGCGAAGACGTTGGCCTCAACTCGGATGGCACGGCAGTTGTACAAACGTTCAATTGCCAAGCTACCAAATCCGCTACAAGTGGCGGAACCTTTACCCCCTACACCCCAGCAACATAAGGAGTTTTATGTCCGATATTCCTGGCGACGGTGGCCCTGGCCCCATTGACCCCAAGAACCCAAAAGAGCCGCCCCCCGGTAAAAACCCTCCTCCCCCTCCCGTGTAAATGCCTGCCGTCCTCCTTCTAGTGCTTGTCTCCAGCTTCTTTGGCTGGCCCTTGCTCGAAGGGGGACACATAGCGTTCTACATTAGCCAGAGCCTCTTAGTAGCGTTTCTTCTTTGGAGGGAAGCTGCTAGAGGCTCTTTTGCTATGCGGGCCGTATGCCTATTCGGTGTTGCCATTGAAGTTGTAGAGGCACTGCGATGGGTGTATTTCTATGTGTTCTCCCCTGACAGCGTTCCCGGTCTTTCTTATACAGCATGGTCTGTTCTAGTCACCCTTGTCCTCTACCTCATAACAAACAAACAAAATGGCAGCAATTGAATCCTCGGCAGCTTCTGCCGCCTCAGTCGGTCTGGGGGCCTCTGCCTTAGCTCTTTTGGGCCTCACCCCTCAAGTGCTTGTCATGGCCCTCATCGGCTCTATAATCGGAGTGGGCCTTGCAGAGCCTACAAGCCGCTTTAGAGCGATTATTTCCTTTCTGGCTGTCACCCTAGCCTGCGCTGAATTGGGAGCCTTTACGGCCGATCTAATGGCCTTGAAGCCCCATCTGGCAAGCGGCCTAGCCTTGCTGTACGGCATCTTCTTCTACCCGCTGCTGAATGTGACGGTGAAGAGTTTGCCTGACCTCATTAACAACCTGCCTTTCCTTAAGAAGTCATAAGCTATGTCTGTCATCCTTTTCCTCTTGTCGTTTGGCAGCCTCATTGGCTTTGCCTGTCGGTTAAACGCCTTGAATTGGAGGGAACAGACATGGCCCTTTGTGGCGCATGTAACAGGGGCTGTTGTCTCGGCCCTTATGCTGCAAGTGTCACTCGAGGGCATTGTCATCCTCCCCCACATTTTCATTCAGAGCTGTGTGGCCTATTGCTTGGCTTTCACATTGGAAACCTATACATATGCTTAAAGAAATCGCTGCTGCCCTTTGTTTGCTTCTAGCTGCCTTTGTTGCTGGCGTCTTCTATGGGCTTGACTATCACAAGACAGAGCAAGCCAAACTGAAAGCCGAGTATGAACGTGCATTGGAAGAGGCTGAACAGACGCAGCAGCGATATGCCAAGGCAGGTGTTGATGCTAAGGAAATGTATGAGAAAACCATTGCTGATTTGCGGGCTAGCAAGCGCCCTATCTATCGCACTGCTGAACGGCTGCACAACGACTTACAGCAAGTGTCCTCCCAGCCCCTCTATCCCGCCTTTGGAGCCTCAGGCCCAACAACTTCCGACCTCGCAATTGCCTTCTCTGAGAGCGTCGGAGAATATCTCCAAGTGGTCAATGAAGCTCAAGAAGCCAGAGCTAGAGGCCTCGCATGTGAAACCCAATACAACGGACTGAAGAAATGAGTGCCACTTACACTGTTACCCGTGACGACATCATTACGCTGGCAGCTCGCCGACTAGGCATTTTGGATCTTGGTGGCACTCTTGATACGGCTACCCTGAATGAAGGCGTGATGCTGCTCAACCTCATCTTGAAGCAGCTTGCCACCAATGGCCTGAAGATTTGGACCATCGCCGACTACACGCTGACCCTGACTACGGGGAAGAAGGATTACATCATTGGCCCTGGGGCATTGCCTGTTCCTGACCTTGTGGCTTCAAAGCCTCTGAAGCTCATTCAGGCACGGATGACCAACATCACCAACCCCGTGCCCACTGACGTGAACATGCAGATTTTGAGCCGCAATGAATACAACCTGCTGGGATCTAAGACTGCTCTGGGCATGATTAACGCTGTGTTCTTTGAGGTGAAGGACACCTATTCGATTGTCCATACATTCCTCGACCCTGCCCAAATCATTGTTGACCAGTGGGACTTGGTGCTGACGGTTCAGACAACCATTGATGATGCCCTCTCTGGCTCTGCCTCCATCAGCTTCCCTGTGGAATGGTATAACTACCTCGTTTGGAAGCTGGCAGATGAATGGTCTATTCAATGGGGCTGTCCTGCCAACTTGCGGGCTGAGATTAGTGCCAAGGCCATGTATTACGAAGACCATCTGGACGGCTGGGATGTGGAAAACACTTCCACTTATTTCCAAGTGGATCGCCGTCTGTCTGCTAACGACTATGGGACTAGCTAATGCCTATTCAGCGTATTCCTTTTGCACAGCCAATTGAGAGTCGGGATGGGGCTGCTGCCCCTTCTGCCAAGGACAGCTGCACATACAACCTGTTCTTTGACACTGTGGGCAATGATAGGTATGTTCAGAAGCGCCCTGGCTGCCTAGCAACCACTCCGCAATCACCGGCTGTTCCTTTTGTCAACAGCTATGTCATGGCCTTCCAGCAGCTCCGTACCACTACGGGCCTGCCTAATCAGATTGAAGCTTATGTTGTGACAGGCGGGGCTTCTGTTGGCTTGTGGTATGTGAACAATTCTGGTGTTGTTAACCAGGTGTCTGGTTCAGAAACTTATATCCCAGACAATCCCTGCTTCTTCTACGTTGACAACTTCAAGGTGATGCTTGTTGACAAAACTGTGGCATACATCATTGACACGGGGGCCATTACAAACGTCATCGCCTCCAACCGCATTGCCACTGTTCAAGTGACAAACCCTGGCAGCAACTACTTGAACCCAACCGCTACACTCAGTGCTGTTGCTGCCCCTGCGACTGTCCTGACGGTTTCTGCCGCAGGCATTCGTGTTCGTAATATTGGTGGGGCAAACACCAACAGAATTTACAGCGTTGCCGTTACCACCCAAGGCGGCACATATACAGCAGCTCCTACCATCTCTTTCTCTGAGGCTCCAATCACTGCCACAGTGTCTGAGATTTTGTCCACCACCAAGGTGCGTCTTGCATGGGACACTACCACTGCTTCTGATGTTTGCCCTAACGGGACAGGCGTCTCTGGCTCTGGCGTTCCTGGGGGGACAACCATTTCTTCTGTTGGAGACTCCTGGCTCACCCTGAGCAATGCTTCTACGCTCACTGTTGGTCAAACTGTCACTCTCACTGGCATTGGCTCAGGGGCAACAGCCACTGTGCTTCTCGGCAACTTGCCCAACGCTGGGGGATCTGCTTGCTTCTTCAACGGGCGTGCAATTGTCTATGGCAGCGGCACACAGAAGATTTACGCTTCCAATGTGGGTGTTCCCACCTACTTTGATCCTCTGAATTTTGTCTCTGCTGAGAGCTATGTTGACACCATTCGTGGCATTGCCCGCCACCTCAACTATGTTGTGGCCTTTGGTGAATACTCCTGCCAGTTCTTCTACGACAATGGCAGCAGCGTAGGGAACAGCTTGAGCCCTGCTCTGTCGTACAACCAAGAAGTGGGCCTGTTCTCTGAGAGCACCATGGCAGAAATGCAAGGGGCCATTGCCTTTGTTGGACAGACAAAGGATCAAGGCCTGGGCGTTTATGTCTTGGACGGGGCCTCAATTAAGAAGCTGTCCACTCCTGCTGTAGACCGTGTACTCAAAGCCAACATCACAACTGTGGGCAGAGGCCTCATCTTCTACACAGCAGGGCACACCTTCTATGCTGTCCATTTGTCAGACACCTCGGACTTGTGTTTGGTGTACGACTTTGTGGAACAGGCTTGGTATGAATGGAGCTTCCCCCTCTACTTTGCCCAGCTTGCTGAATCGAACAACTACAACATCAGTGCAGCCTATTACGGGGCTGGCAAATATGATGTGCAGCTTGTGGCCTTCTCTCCGAGCTATTACCAAGATGTTGTCTACAACTCTGCTGGAACCCGTGTCACCACAGTTCCTCTTGTCATCTCTCAGACAGACATTCTTGATGGGGGAGTGACCAAGCGTAAGTTCTTCCGTAGGGCTGAGGCCATTGGCAACAAGACAACTGGCACGCTGAATATTCAATATTCGGACAATGACTATCAAACCTACTCCGTAGCTCGTGGGGTTGATCTGTCAGCCTCTCGCTCTCAGCTCTATGGGTTTGGCCAAAGCCGTAGGCGTGCTTTCAAATTCACCCACCAATCTAACAACCCCTTGCGGCTTGTTTCGATGGAACTACAATACGACATTGGTGAACTTGAGAACGACGGGGTTATCGAGCCTGTCTACAGACGATGAAATATGCAGCCGAACTACTGACTCCTGCCCTTGAGGCAGAACTCGCCCCACTACACAAAGCCCATTGGGAGGCCTTAAAAGGGCCTGCGGGCGATTTGTTTAAGATGGACTACCCTAGGTACTACCAGCTCCAAGAAATGGGCGTATGGAGGCTCTATACGCTTCGTAGCGATGCTGGGGAGCTTGTGGGCTATGTTCAAGTGTTGGCTGGCCTAAGCCTGCATTCCACCCACATGGAGGTTAATGGGGAGCTTTATTATGTCTCTCCTGAATATCGCACCAAGGGCAGGACAGTGCTTCGATTGTTCCAATTTGTAGAAAGAGACTTGTCCAATTGTGGGGCAACAAAGCTCAGGTTTAGCTTCCCGCTTTATGTTCAGGGCAGCTATGCCAAATGGTTTAACCTTCTGGGCTTTACGCCCCTAGAGACAATTGTTGAAAAGGATTTGTGATGGACTTCATTCCTGCTGCACTTACTATCGGTAAATCACTTATGGGGGGCGATGCAAAGCCCCTGCTGTTTGGCTCTATGTTTGGAGGCGGAAAGCAGCAGGGCACTACAGACCCCACAGCCGCCGACCCTTTTGCTCCTTATCGTGGAGCCTATGCCCAGCAGCTCAATAGCTTCTGGAACAACCCCAACAGCGTCACTACAGACCCTGGCTTTCAAGCACAGCTTCAGTCGGGCATTGGGGCTGTCAACGCAGGTATGGCTGCTAGTGGCCAGCTTGCCTCTGGGGGCCAAATGGCAGCTCTCAATCAGCTTGGCATGAACACCTACAATCAGTTCCGTCAGCAACAGCTTGCCAACTTGATGCAGCTCTCTGGGGCGTCTCAGAACCCTGCTGCTGGCGCTATGGCTATGTCTAACATTGGCAACATGAACTACAACCAAGGGCGTCAGAACACAGCAGACTTGCTGGGGGGTCTTGGCGGCTTGTCCGGCCTCTTTAAGAGTGGTCGCTTTGGTGGGGGTGTTACTAGCAGCGGAGCCAATGGCGGCTACGACTGGCAGAATGATCCCGACTTCCTGAGTTCTGTGGGGCTGTGATATGGATAGTTTGTATAGCGCATTTACCAATGCCCAGCGGGCCACACTAGAGAATCAGCAGCTCCAAAATGAGCTGGACATGCAGCCCTTGCGTCAAAAACAAGCTGAGGCCCAATTGGGGGCTTTGCAGGCCCTGACGGCTGGCAGGCAGCTTGACCAGAAGATTCAGCAGGAGGAATATGACAGGGCCACACAAGGGCGTGCAAGCATTGCTGAAGGCCTCAAGACCCTCTCTCCTGTTGACAAGAGCAAGAGCTTTTCTGAACAGCAGCAGGCCCTGACAGATCAGCTTGCAACGCTTCAAAACTTGGCTGGTGTGGCTGCTCAGAGCAATTTGCCCGGAGAAGCTACACGCATTCAAAACCAAGCCCAAGCCCTTCAGAAGCAGCTTGTAGCGGCTAAGACGGCACGGGATGAAAACCTGCTGTCCACCGCCTTGGCTGCAAAGGCAGGGGGCACAAAGTCTTGGGAGCAGTTTGTTGACAGCATTCCCAGCCTTTTCCCTGAACACTCGCAGGCAGTTCTCGCAGCAGGCCCTTCTCTGCGTGATCCGAACAGCGATGTGTCTAAGGCCATTTTGAGCAACCTGCAAGCAGACGTCATTGGCCGTAAGGAACAAATGAAGCTTCAGGGGGAAGCTGACGACCGGGAAGAAGGTAAGCGCAAAGCTAAGGTGCAAGAACAAAACGAAGCCAAGCGAATCGGCATTGCCCAACAAGCACAGACATTGGCACAGCGGAAGTTTGATGCTGAACAGGCGGCTACTGATGCTGCTGGCGGTGGTCAACCTCCTGCCAAGGAAGGCACCATTGAACGCCGCTACAACAAGAACCTTCAGCGTGGCTACAGCGAAGTGACAGCCCTTACGGGTGCTTTGACCAGCTTGCCCGAGTTCTCGTCTTCTGGCATTTTCCAAGGCGAAGATTCCAAGGGTCTGTTCACTGCTCCCATCGGTGTCCTCACCAAGCGTATTGCTGGCGTTGATGCCAACAAATACAACGCCACTATGGGGCAGGTTGTTCGTCAGATTGGTCTGATTGCCAACGGCGGTATGAAGCCTGACAAGGGCTCTCTTGAGTCGCTTGAAAAGAAGTTCATGTTTACGCCGGGTGAACCTGCTGAATCTCGTCTGTATAAGATGGCCCTGATCCGTCAGGAAGTTCATGCAGCAGCTAACACCGACTTGTCTGACGCTGTGATTCCTGAAGCTCGTAAGAAGGACATTCAGCGTTCGCTTGATGGCCTTGACAAGCTCATCCCCTTCACCACTGAAGACGTGCAAGCCAAGTTTGGCAAGAAGGGCGGAAGAACCATCAAGGACATGTTGAAAACTGTTCCTGCCGCAAGTGCCCCTAAGAACCAAGAGGAAGCCGACACAGCAGCCGCAGCAGCCTTCTTGGGTGCTAAGAAAGGACGATGATGCCTATTGGTATTCGTGATCTAGCAGAAGACAAAGACTTTCAAGCTCTTTCCCCTGGGGCCAAACAAAAAGTCATTGACCAAATTGGGGCTCAAGACAAGGAGTTTCAGGCCCTCTCTCCCGGTGTCAGGGCTAAGGTGGTTGCCTCCCTGACGGGGGCTTCGGCCCCTTCTCCTGCCCCTCAAGAGGCTGCCCCCCAAGAGCCTGAAAAGAGTGGCCTTCAAAAGCTCCGTGAAGGGGCTTCTTCCCTTGTCAAAACTGCTGCTGGCTATCTGGGGCGGGATCTTGACAAGGAAGCTGCCATCAGGGCCAACCCCAAGAACAAGGCTCTCGCCGAGGGCTACCGCCAAGATCGGCGCCAGTGGGGCTACGACCAGCTCAATGCTGCTGCTGAAGTGGGCAAGGGACTATTCCAAGCCCCCTTCAACGTGGTTGGTACGGCAGGCGCTGCCATTGACAACCAATTGTCCCTATTCTTTACAGGGGAGGACAAAGGCAGTTCTTGGGAGCGTGGCCGTAAGATTGGCTCTGACATTGCTGAAGACACTGTTGGGCAGCTTCAGAAATATCTGCTGGGGCCTAAGAGTGAAACCCCCAAGGCTGGCATTATTAGCTCTCCCTTGGCCACCCTTGGTAATTTGATTGGGGGAGCCATCTCTAGCACCTCTGAATTCACCGGCATTGAGAAGCCTGCCATTGAAACCACCTTTGACGCTGTTGGCCTTGGGGCTCTTGGCAAAGCCAAAGCTGGCCTCAAGACGGCTGCTAAGACAGAGGCTGGCGCTGCTTTGCTGGATAAGGGGGCTTCTGCCCTTGCCACAACAAAGGATGCTGCTGGCAAACTCGCAAGCATTCTGCCTCTTGCCCAAACTGCCCGTAGTGTTTACGGCTCGCTGAACACGATGTTGAAAGAAGGGCGTTTGCAAGGTGCCCTTCAAGACCTCCAAGGGATGGTGGAAGGCAAAACCCCTGCTGCCGATTTTGGCCAAGCCCTGAAGAACATTGTTCAAGGCAAATATAACGCAGCAGCACAGGCTTCTGTAGCCTCTCAAAGGGCCGCTAAGGCTGCTGAATTGCGTCAGGCTAGGGGTGTAGCCCAGACAGCCAAACAGAGCCTTAGCGACGCTTCTAGGGCCGTTAATGAGGCTCCTACAAAGCCTGCTGCCTCTGCTACAGATAATTTCGAGGTGGGCTCTGACATTGCCTCTGAAGTGTCTAAGGCCATTGACGATGCCAAGGCAGCTCGCCGTGAGCAATATCAAACGGAAGCTGCCAAGGCTATGGAGGGCTTTCCTGGGCGTGTTGCTGCTGATACTGGTGGTGTTGCAGACTGGAGGCAAACTCCTGCTGCTCAAGCCTTCAAGAAGAAGTGGGAAGACACCATTGCCAATGGGGAGGTTTCTCCTGCTCAGGCCAAGGCCATTGGCTCCAAGCTGAATGAGCTGTTTGGTGGGGAAGCCCCCTTGGCAGCAGAAGGCTTGAGGGCTGTTGAACGAGAACTTGGGGATGCAGGGAAATATGGCCAAGACCTGACTGGCAAGTCTGCAATGAATGCAGAGCTGGCTAAGAAGATCAAAAGCTCTTTCTCTGAAGCTCTTGACCCCTACACGGGCATGAAGGATGTGAAGGCCAAATATTCTGACGTCACCAAAGACATTGAAAGCATGTCTGAGGGGGCTGCTGGGAAGGTTGACACCATTCCTGCTGAGAAGATTGGCTCTACATTCTTTGGAGGCCGTACAGGGGCACAGCAGCTCATTGAAACTGTCGGCCAAGAAAAGGCTACAGGCTACGCTGCTCGTCACTTGGACAATGTGCTTGCTGGGAAGGATGCTCTCAAGGCTGCTGACTGGCTTCAGAAGCAGGAATGGCTGAAGGAGTTTCCTGAGGTTAAGAAGGCTGCTCAAAGCAAGCTGGAAGCGTCTGCTTTGGACGACTTCAAGGCAGCACAAGCTGACGCTTGGAGCAAGTCTGCTGGCAAGCAGTATGAGCAAGCTATGACGAAGCTGCAAGCAGCCCGTGAAGCTGCTAAGAAGCCTGTTAGCCCCAAGGTGTCAGCAGACATGCAGAAGGCTTTGGACAACATCAGCTCTAATGGCTACACTGTGGATGCTCCAAAGGTGCTCTCTCAGCTTTTGAACAAAAGCAGCGAGGCCCAGATTCGTGCTATGGCTGACCACATCAAGAGTAGCCCTGAAGCCATGAAGGCTTTGCCAGATGCCTTGAAGCAACATTTTGCTGACCCCACGCCTTGGCGTAATGGGGCCAACAGCGCTTTGAATGATGCCTATAGGTATATGGCCAGCTTTGAGAAGGCTGGGGTGCTCTCTCCTGAAGCTGTCGCAGGCATTCAGGCTAAGCTGCAAAAGGTGTTTGAGGCTTCCCCTGGTGTGAAAGTTCGTAACTCTGCCCCTGGCAAGATGCGTAAGGCTTTCGCTACAGCCATGTCTGACGGCTTTGCCAAAGGCATTCTCATTTCACAAGGATTGTCAAAGAATGGATCTCCAGCCGATTCCGAGGGAACAGATTTCTGAGGTGTATAGCTGGCGTGATTGGTTTAGAAACCTGCGGGAAGCCCTTGTGGCTTTCCCAGGGGCTACCAGCACATCAGCCACAGCAGGAACAGCTACAGCGCTGCCAGCACAGCCTGCTGGCTATGTCGAAATTGCCCCAGGTAAACTGGTGCCCTATTACAACAAGTCATGAATCTACAAGTAAAGCGTTTTCACTTTGGCCCAACTGCATCAATTGGACGGCTCTATGTTGATGGCTCTTTCCATTCCTACACCCTTGAAGACACCGTGAGGGAGCTTCCTGGGGTTGCCGTAGAGAAATGGAAAGTTGCTGGCAAGACAGCCATTCCTGTTGGCACATACACAGTGGCTCTGACATTCTCTAACAGGTTTCAGAAGGTGCTGCCTCAGCTCTTGAATGTTCCTGGGTTTGAAGGCATCCGCATCCATCCCGGCAACAAGAGCGCAGACACCGAGGGCTGCTTGCTTGTAGGGGCCACATGGGACGAAGCCAAAGAAGATTGGATTGGTGGCTCTAGAGCAGTGTTTGACCCGCTGTTTGAGTTGCTACAGAAGGCCCAAGGGGCCATTAAATTGACGGTGGAATGACAAAAGCCCCTGGCCGCAAGGCTCAGGGGCTTTTCTTATGGGAGAGTGATTTCTAGGTGGTCAATACACTTGTCCACAGACCTTCCGATCTGCAACGTAAACTCCCCCAAGTGGGTTACACCTAGAGCTTCTCGCAGCTTCAGTTTGATTTTATCAACCGCCATATTTTCATTGGAAGCCTCAACCACTCCGCTATAGCGCTTGTGGTCACTGGTCCTACAGGACCAAGGATATTTGTTTCCAATATACCCCTCGTAAGTGGAACGAGTGCGGTGGTAATAGACAATGTAGTAATAAGCACCTTCTATGGATTTCGCCCACTCCTTTGCAGCTTTGACAGCGGAATCTGAGTCTGGGCATTCAGCATAAAAACTCTCGTGTCCGCCGTCCAAAGTGTAGGCGTAGAAACTTGCTGTTCGGGGGCGGCTGTCGTCCTCTTCCCTTTCCGCCCTTTCCGGCTTTGCCGGAAGAGTAACCTTACGCTTGAAAATGTTAAACCAGCCCATTCTATTCTCCTACGCTCAAGTAATGTTGATGTCCAGATAGTCAACGTACTCTCCCACATCGTCCGCAATGCATAGGGTAATACAGCCAAGGTGACTGACTCCCAATGCTTCTCGCAGCTTCGGCTTGATTTGTTCAAAAGCCTCTGCGCGTGTCTTTGCAGGAACAACGCCATGATAGCGCTTGAAGGAACCGTCTGTGTAGCTCCAAGGGAACCTGCCCCCAACGTGGCCATGGCCAGCCCTCTCCCACTCACCATCAAAATAGAACTTGTAGTAATAGGCATCTTCAACAGTCTCGGCCCAAGCCCTTGCCGCAATTTTTGCGGCATCTCTGTCTTGGTAGAGTGCCTCGTATTGTACGCATTTACCGCTTAGAAGGAAGGCGTAAACATGCACCTTTTGCAGAAGGGGAGGGGCGGCAACGGGTTTCTCTAGTTCAATGTCTTGAGACTTCACCGGAGGAATGGCCTCTTCCTCTTTACGCTTGAAAATATCCAACCAACCCATTTCATTCTCCCTTCAACACTTCAGCACGGATACGGAACAGCGCATTGCCAGGGCTTGTGACGATGCTGTCAATCACATACTCACTACAGCAGGCGGGACAGAAATATTCAGGAGAATATTCTCCGTCATATTTACGTTCATGAACCCCCTTAGAGCCACAATTGGGACAATAGCCGCTGTCATTCCCCCAATACTCAACTCGTTCCTCATCCTTACCAGCAAACTTATATTTATAGCTCACACGCTTGCTCATGAGAAGTCTCCATGAATCATGTTACGCAAATCCACATTCTCTTCCACAAGGGCTTCCAGCAGCTTGCAAAGGGCCTCGTTGTCCCATGTGATGGGGCCAATGTATTGGGATGCCCAGAAAGGGGCCTCAGAGAGCTTTAGAGCGATTTTCTCATCGCCCTTGAGGGTAACTATCCTAGCACCCCCTGTAGGCCCTTCTAGGCCCATTCTAGCCGCTGTGCTGTGGCCATAGCCCTTTGTACGGTCGTAATAGGCCAGAACACTCTTAGCCACCTTCGTTGCAGTCATAGCATTTCTTTCTGTTTGGCCACAAAGGCATTGAGGCAATGCATGAGGCCATATTTGTTGATGAGGGCTTCCATTTCTTCTGGCAAGCCCTTCTGTCGCTCATTGTGCTTGTCCATCTTCCATAGCTCCCAAGGGGTGTGTTCCCCTGTGCGAGTGTTGGCCTTGTAGAGCTTGCCATCAAAGATGCACCAGACAAGACCTACGCGGGCCGACATGCTTCGGCTTTCACTTGGGAAGATGAAAGCATTTTTCTTGGCATAGTCCTTGAGGAACACAGCCCATTTGTCTTGGCAGCGGAAGTTGCTTGTGCAATGCAACTCCATAGCCCTGGCAAGGCGTGTAACGCTGTCAGCCCGATAGCACATCCAGCCATCAAGCTCCCAATGGCGCATCAAGTAGTAGCGGAAACCGTCAGTAGAAGACATAGGTAGAGAAGGTTCAGGAGGGCTGTGAACAGAAGGGTGTCACGGAAGTGGTGTACGGCAGCCGCAAAGGTTCCAAAGTAGCTGCCACCAACGCCACGAGTCAAGAAGAAGACAATGCCCACCAAACTTACGACAACAATGTCCCAGACAAGAAGGAAAAAGCCGAGGGTAGTCATTCCTCATCTCCAATCAACTTAGGAAACCGCTCCTTCTCAAGCTCTTGCATAGCTCGCTTGAGGTAGTTGGCATGGTCTAGGGCTTCTTCGTAGGCATGTTGCAGCCAGTCATATAGCTCTAGGTCTTGCCGTGCAAGGGTGGTGCCATATTTCTTGTAGCCTACAGCAGCACGGCTACGGAGGTCTTCACAGACAGCCTCCACAACGGGGCAAATGGCCTTCATTCCGCTCCCTCCACAATTTCTGTCCAAACATAAGCAGCAGCCTTTCGGTCATACACCTGCTCCACCACCTCGTCTACAACATCTTCAGGGGCTGTGCCATAGAAATGTTCCTCCCCTGCGTCGTCAACATAGAAAATGCGATAGGTCATTTCTGCTGTTCCTCATAAAACGAGTCGAGGTAGTAATCGGCTTGGTCAATATGCGCAACAACAATGCCTTTCACGGCATCGCTTGGATAGTCAATGTAGTCTTGCAAGTGCTTCTTTGCCAAGTCAATGTGCTCTTGCGCCAATTTGAGAAGTTCGTTCATTGCAAAGCCTCCTTGTCAATTGCCAACACATTCAGAGCCTCTTGGATATTGTCTGTCAAGACGAAGCTGCCAAAAACAAGACTCAGCCCATATGCCTCTGTCAGCTTTTGCTCAATGAGCTTGATGATTTCTAGGTCACTCATGTTGTCTCCTCAGACGGCTTTCCAAAACTTGTGGACAATCACTTCTTCAGCTTGTTCGACACGCGTGAGGTTGGCGTCATACATATTGTCTCCGTCCGAGTAGTGCCCGACATGCATGCTTCCCGTTGCACACCAAAAGGTGTTATCGGACAGCCGCTTGAAGATCCATTCAGCAGGGGCGAAGTCTTTATACGTGTTGTCCCTGTCAATCTCCCCCTCAACGAACTGGAAGATGTCGTTGCCCTCGTTGTAGACAAGTTCCTCAACATCTGCGGAGGACATTTCAATGATTTCAGCCATGTTTCTTCCTTTCCTTAGCAATGCTACGTTCTTCTGCTGTCTTTACACTATGACAGCCCTTGCACAAAATTTGGTAGTTGTCCTTTTCGCAATACATCCGGTTGATGTATTCATCCCAAGAGACAAAGCCAACATGCGGGTCAATGACAGGCTCAATGTGGTCTGCCTG